TTTAGAAAGGGGAGTAGGCTTTAGCTGGTGGGGTTAAAGGGTAACAACAGAGAGCCCCCGTAGTCTCACTCCCACCTTACAGACTACGAATTACTTTTTCTTTGGCTTGTTCACTTTAACAGTATGGTCACTGTTACGGCTGAACGAACGATTCTCTGACGCGGTTTTCAACCGTAGGTTGGACTTGCCAGCACTACCACCCTTGCTGAGTGGCACCTTGTGGTCAATGTCTTTACCCTTGCGGTCTATACCTTCGCGGTCGTACAAGTCACGGGCGTTCTCACGCTTGCGTCTTGCAGGGGCTTCACCCCGTTCCAACTGCTGTGTGTATTCTTTTTTGTATGGTCTTGCTTTGTTTACGTATGGCATTTATTTCCTTCCACAGTGGGCGCACTCGCTTACCCAGCAGTAATTCTTACACAAACCGTTGGGCTTTGCGTTCCAAACACCCGAACTATACGCGCCTTCCAGCATGGTGACGGTAGGCATCCAGTTGCCCCAGTAGCGGTGCTGCTGCTGGGCTTCGTACACCGATGGTACAAACTTACCCTCAGTCAGAAACAACAGGCCACCCTTGACCTTGTTCACCTTGGGGAACATCTTGAACACCGCCAGCGCCATGAGTTCTAACTGACCAACGTCAGCGTAACGGCTCTTGCCTAGCTTATAGTCCACAACCCGCGCTTCGCCCCGCTCCTCGTCCACGATGAGTAAGTCGGCTACGCCACGGAACCAGCAGTCAGGGGAAAAGAAGTCGCACGGCTCTAACGATTCGGTCAAAGCCATTTTAATTTCGCAATACTTAGTGCCAGAGATACGCTTCAAGGATTCCAGCGGCTCTTGCATGAAATCAAACTTTGCTGGTATGGGTACGTCATCACGGATATATAACTCCGCGACTGTGTGTGCTTCCTTGCCATACATGGCAGCTTCGCCCTCTGGCTCTTTCACATCCTTAATTACCTTGGTGTGGTAATACTTCTTTGGACAGGTTGTAAAAGTTTTCAAGCTAGAAAACGACCATGCTGGAATCTTATTAGCAATCACCGTATGACATCCCCATTCCGCTTTCGCAGTTGACTGGTAACCCTTCGGCCCATGATGGTGTCCAACGCATGCAGGATTCCACATAGGCTCGTGCTTCATCTGCTTCTTCTTGCCGCGCAACAATACCGATAGCATCGTGTACTGTAAGTACAACCTTGTACCGCTTGGCAATTCGTAACATTTGTTCGCCAATGATACACCGCGCTATTGCCTGTGTAAAGTTTTCAACGACTTTTCCACCATAAATTTTATTGGTTCCCTTACGGGTGGTGTACTGGAATTGGCGTTTACCCTCGCCATCCACGACTTCAGCCAGCCCGCTGTAGAACACATACAGCCCGTTCGGTAGGCGGATACGCCCACCAGTTGGCCCAGCGTCTACGGTCAGCAAGGCATTGCGCCCCAAGGTCATCGTCTGCCCCCTTGCCATGCACCGCAGGGCTTCTTGGGCTTCGCGCCATAACTGCGGTATCTTGGGGTAGGTTTGGCGGTAGGTATCAATGATTCGCTTGGCTTCATCGCTGTCAATCTCGGTGCCGAACGTTTTGAGTTGTAGTTGGAACTTCGGGCCACCCATGCCGTACCCCGCACCAAGAATCGTTGTCTTACCAACGAACCGCTCAACCTTGTCAACCGTATCAGCCGACTTGTTGTAGATGGCAGATGCCATGATTTTGTATACGTCCTCGCCCTTCGCAAATGCTTCCACCAAATCGTCTTGCTCAGATTCCCACGCCAAGGTGCGGGCTTCAATCTGTGACGAGTCCGCGTCGATAAACACATAGCCCTCTGGCGCAAGGATGGCGTTCTTTAACTTGCCAGCGTTGTCACCCCGACTTGGTAGGTTCTGTAGATTTATAGAATCTGTACCGCCCCATCGCCCCGTGTGGGCAGCGTAGTATTTCAACGGAATGGGGAACAGCCCGCGCTTGCCGATGTCTATGAACCGTTGGGTGCGTGTCTCTTCAATCGTTGACTTCGTACCCAGCCTAGCCGCAACCAACGCTTGCACCCGTGGGTCTTCGTGTTCTAGCAAATCTTGTAGGCCAGCATCTGTCTTGGCAAACGCGTATGTCTCTTTGCCCGTGGTCATGCTTATCTTCTTGGGTGGGGATATACCCAGCCCTTCCAGCATCTGCGCAAACTTGGGGTTGCTCATCAACGTCTTGCGCACCTCTGCCTTTACCTCTTCGTCACCCAGTATGTGTTTGACGGCTAAGTCTTTGTGGCCTATGGCTTGCAGTGCGCTGACCAAGTGATTGGTCTTCTGTCCCACCGTCTCGGCAAGGTGCTGCTCTAACAGCGTGCCATCAAGGCGTAGCACAGGGTCGATAAACATCTGGAGCGTCAGGTCAATCAGCTTGAGTTCCGACTTGGGGAACTTGCCCTTCTGCATCATGATGTTAAAGATGTCGTACGTTAGCTGCACATCGTTCTTACAGTACTCACCGTACTGGGCGAGTTCAAGCTGGCTGAACTGCACCAAGCGTTTGCCCTTGGCGTTATCCACCTCAGTGCCCTTCTGCCCCACGCCATACTTAACGGCGATGTTCTTGAGGGATACGCTTTGTTCTACGCCATGCAAGGCACGGGCCATCGACTGTGTGTCGAGCCAGCCCATAGGTTTAACGCCGTATCGCCACGACAAGATAGCCCCGTCGAACATGGTGTTGTGCGCCAGTACAAGCGAGTCTGCCCAAGGTAGGCGGTCAAGCGCCGCCACTACCAGCAGGTCGCTACCTGATACCCACTTGGGGGGTGCGTCATCTATCTTGTAAGAAAAACCAATCGTCTGGAACAGCCCAGCCCGCACGTACTCTTCAGTACTTATCTTGCTCAGGCTGTAGTCTTGGTCGTAGTACGTTTCAAAGTCTACCGTAATTAGATGCGTCATTAAATGCCTGTCCTATGCTGCTTTGTTGTAGTCTATTTTGCTGCCGTGCGCTATCCCTCAATGCGTCATTAAATGCCTGTCCTATGCTGCTTTGTTGTAATCTGCTTTGCGGGTCGTATTCGTATTGCGGTGCATTCCGCATGATTGTTGTTCCTGAGTCCATGCCACCAAGGATTTGCTGCATCATATGTTTATACATATCCGCAAGACAGATTGCGCGATATGTTTCTAACATCGCGCTGACTTCTTCTTTAGGCAAAGCCCAAAGTACCTTTACCTGTACGGTGGCGGACCCCCGTGCAATATCTTCCAGTGCCATTGCCAAAGTTTCCCATCTACGCTTGGGGCTGTGGGGCATGAACTCCTCTGGGTTTGACCCCATGCGTGCTATCACCAGCTTGGTGTAATCAGAAAAGTTTTCCATACAAGTCCTCTATTTTCATCAACCATTCTTTCAACTGGCCTACGTTTGTTTCGTTGATGACCCACGCCGTGCCGTGTGCCTTGCGTATATTGGCAAGCTCTCGCTCTTGCAAGACAGTCGTTACCCCCTTACCCGCCTTACACTCAATGGCTATGAAGTGCCCATCAAGGCAGCAGATGATGTCGGGTATGCCTTGCCTACCGTAGCCGTTGGCGGGCGGGCAGAAGTAATAGACACCATGCTCATCGAGTATGGTGCGTACCGCATGCTTGACCTTGACTTCAGGTGTTTGAGCCATGCGTCTGTTCCTCGTCAAGTTTTAGTGCGTAGTGCTGCGCTTTGCCCGTGTCATCGCTGCCAGCCTTCTTGCCTTGGCGCATGGCGTACTTGATGATGTTGCCTTTGAGAAAGCCCCGAAACTCTTCTGGGGTAAGCACAGCTTTCATTACGGCCCAAGGTTGCATGCCCATGTCTTTGTAGTGTGTGCCGCTGACTTGCAGGTCGTCAGCGCGTGTACCGTTGAGTTGTTGTTCCATTAAAGTCTCTGGGAAAAGTTCAAGCTGCTGCATAGTTATCTCCAAAATTGTTGTAAAGCCGATGTACCAAAACCTTTTTGGTACTCTTTCTCTTTGGGTTCAGCCAGTCGTTTCTTACTTGGCAAAGCCCCCGCGAACACTTCTTCTTTCGTTTTGAACGTACAGAAACAAAGTTTGCAATACCTTCTGCGGTAAGTAAATCCTTCGTTCTGTATGGTATCGACAATGGCTATCTTGTCGCCTTCGCACTTGGGGCACTTCATCCAAGTAACTCCTTCTGCAACACCTCTTGGCATGTTGCAAGGTCTTCGTACAAGTGTTCGGGTAGCCTGTGCTTATCTGCAAAGCTCCACGACTCCAACGCCGATAGCAGTTTAATTATTGCGAGTATCTGTTCTTTAGTCATGTGTTTTTCTCCTTTATCCATTCTTGAATACGAACAAATGCAACTAAATAATTACCATTCTCGGCAAGCCGTACAGCCTCCAAGAATTGCGCCTCCGTCAGCCCCACCCAAGGGCGTTTTGTGCTGTCGTGCATGTGCTTTATGTATAGGTGTATGTTCCAATATTGCGCCTCGCCAAGTAGTTCTCGGCAAATCCGTTCGCGTTCTTCTACC